ATAAAGAATTCTACTTAGTAGAAAAAAATGGAGGTAATTCATTTCAAAGATTAATGATGTTTTTTTTAGAACAAAACAAAAAACACGGTGCTAGTTTTGGAGTAGCAGGAATGTATAATACTTTAAATAGATTTTATGGTGAGTAAAAATGTAGTAATGATTGGAGCAGGTGTAGCAAATGTAAATGCTGCTACTAAGCTAATTGACAATGGTTTTAAAGGTAAAATTACCATAATTGATATGGGTAAAGACCCATATTTAAGACCATATGAAGAAGTAATGACAGGCTTCCTAGGTGCAGGAGGTTGGTCTGATGGTAAATTAACTTACCATACTTCAATTGGAGGACAATTATCTAAATATTGTGGTGAAGAAAAAGCAATGGAATTGTTTGATCAGGTGATTGATAATTTTAAACGTTTCCACCCTAAACCAGAAGAAGTACAATGTTCAAATCCAATAGCAGAACCAGAATTTATTAAACCCTATTTTGGATTAAGATTATTTCCAGTATGGCACGTTGGTACAGATTATCTACATGAAATAGGTAAAAATTGGTATGACTTTTTAGTTAATGGTGGCGTAGAATTCTTATGGGAAACCAAAGTAGAAGATATTGACTTTGATAATAATAATCTCCGTGCTCGTATTTTAAATGGAGGTGAAGAATTAGGAATTCAATATGATGAACTTATATTTGGTGTAGGTAAATCAGGTATTGACTTTGGTAAACAATTAGCTGAAAAATACGATTTACCAACTGAACCAAAACCAGTACAAATAGGTGTTCGATTTGAAGCACCACAAAAACACTTCCAAAAACTAATTGATGTAAGCTATGATTTCAAATTGTATCGTAAATTCGAAGACAAAGGAGTATCATTACGTTCATTCTGTACAAACAACAACGCAGCTTATGTTGCCGTTGAAGAAACGTATGGAGATCATTCGTACAATGGACACGCTAAAAAAGACGAATCATTCAGAAATGATATGACCAATTTTGGTATTCTAATGGAAGTTAGAGGTATTGATAAACCATTTGATTGGTCTAGAGATGTAGTTAAAAAATTACAGATAGATGGTACTGGATTATATTATAGTCCAAGTAGAAAACCATCACAAACATCTGAAGGTATAAATGTATCAGCTATTCAAGTAGATACATTACATAAAATATCAAAAGCAATGCAACCATACTTTATGTATGTGTATGATTTTATTGAAGACATGAAAAAAGTATTCCCAACACTTAAAGATGATTGGGGTATTTATGTGCCTGAAGTAAAATACTTATCACCTGAACCACTTGTCGATTATTCCGATTTAGCTCTTACTAAGTATCCTAACGTCCACTTTGTTGGTGATGCTCTTTCTGCTAGAGGTATAACGGTAAGTGGTGCACAAGGTACATATGTTGCTGAGAGTTTACTAGGAAAATTAAAATAAATTTCGTATATTATGGGCATGAAAAAACAAGATACAAACAATGATTGGCCTAAGAGTCAAAAATTAAAAAAAGCAGATGGAACTATAGCTTATCTTTGGGATAATAAATTACATAACTGGGAAGGACCAGCTTTGATTCCTGAAGGTAATGAGAAAAAAAGAGAATATTATCTATATGGTATTCAGTATAGTGAAGCTGATCATAAAGAAGCAATTAGAAATCAAACAGGATTGCCTTGGTATAAACAACCAGCACCTAAAGGACAAAATCATAGAAACTAAGATATGAAAATAGGTTTATGCGGTACAATGAGTGTGGGTAAAACTACATTAGTAAATGCTTTAAAAGAAACAAAGCAATTTAAAGATTATATGTTTAGAACAGAGCGTTCTAAGTATTTGATGGAGCAAGGTATTCCACTCAATACAGATTCAACATTAAAAGGTCAAACTATATTTTTGGCTGAACGTTGTGCTGAATTAATTCAAACAGATATTATAACAGATAGAACTGTTATTGATGTTATGGCATTTACACAAAATGCTAAGTCTATACCTTATCAAGATAAAGATAAATTTATTGATTATGCGAAAGAATTTATTAGAGAATATGATTATATTTTTTATATTTCTTCTGATGGCTTGCCTATTGAAGATAATGGAGTACGCGAAACAGATGAACATTATAGGGATATAATTGATTTTACTATTACAAGTTTTATTAGAAAGTATGCATATATGATGAAAAATATAGAAACAATTAAGGGTTCAACAGAGGAACGAATTGAACAAATATTGAATATTACTGGTCTTTAACATATTTATAATAAAAACTCTAATATAATGAAGAAATCTGAATTAAAATCGTTTATAAAAGAAAACATCGTAGATACTTTAAATGAAAGCCCTTCATCTGAAGAAATTAGAATGGCAAGACAAGCTGTAGCTAGGTTTATGAAGTATAGAAATGTAGGTGAAAGCCAAGCAATTCGTGATCTAATGAATGCTTTAAAAGAAATCCAACCTAAAGAAGATGATCAACGATATATAGATTATTTAAGAAGAAGTGGTAGAGATAAAGAAGCAGATGAGTTAGTAGGAAAAAATGCTAATCTAAAAGAAGTAGACCCTAAAGATGTTAAACTTCAACAAGATTTAAACGCAGAACTTGAAAAAACTGTACAGTTAAAAAAAGATGCTGGTATTGAAGAAGATATTGATGACGATGATGTAGATGCTGATGCAATTAAAGCTGCAAAAGGAGCTAGAGGTAAACATAAAAAATTAGATTTAGCACTTAAAGCTTTAAAATCAATCACTGCAGAAATGAAATCATTAGCTAGAAAATATAGTCAAGGTGATGAAGCAGAAAAAGAAAAAATTAAAGATATATTAAGGAAAAAAACTCCACAAAAGAAAGAACTAGAATCATTAGTTGCAAAGTTAGAAAAAGATGTTGTCTAAAGAAAGATTAATTACTTATAGTATAATTTTTATTCTATTAAGTGCACTAGTTTATTTTGTATTTTTAGGAGATGAAAAATATGTAGAGGACTATAATATTAAAATAGATGCTTTGGAAGCTAAAGTAGATTCTTTACACCATATAAACGATGATTTAGTATTTAAAATAGATACTTTAAATCAACAAATCGTAAAGTTAGATACAGAAATAGACAAGCAAGATAAAAAGATTGTCACTTTAAAATATAAAGTAAATGAAAAAGTTAATTCCGTTGATTCTTTTAATGATGATGAGCTTACAAGGTTTTTCACAGAGCGTTATAGACACTACGAAGATTCAATTAAAAAAGCCGATAGCGCGTCTAGTAATTAAAGACCTAATAATAGGGGACGGTGCCAAAGAAGAATTAAAATTATTATCTAATAAATTAGGTTTATTAGAAACAAAAATAGTTGTTAAAGATAGTGTTATATTTAATTTAAATAAAAGTGTTATGAATTTTGAAAATATATTATTAGCAAAATCTGACCAATTAGCTATATCACAAGAATTATCTCTAAAATTACAAACAGATTTAAAAAAACAAAAAGCCAAAACTAAATTGTTTCAATTAGGTTCGGGCGCATTAGTAGTTGGAGGAATAGTACTACTATTAGCAAAATAATATGTCAGATTTAAAAAAAGTAATACGTCAAGAATATTTAAAATGTGCTAAGGATCCAGTGCATTTTATGCGTAAATATTGTTATATACAACACCCACAACGTGGACGTATACAATTTAATTTATATCCATTCCAAGATAAAGTATTAACGCTATGGCGTGATAATCCTTATTCTATTGTATTAAAATCTAGACAGTTAGGTATATCTACTCTATCAGCAGGTTATTCTTTATGGTTAATGACTTTCCATAAGGATAAAAACGTACTTTGTATTGCAACAAAGCAGGACACAGCTAAAAACATGGTAACAAAGGTAAAATTTATGTATGAAAATTTACCATCATGGCTTAAAATAGATGCACCTGAAAATAATAAATTAACACTACGATTAGCAAATGGATCCCAAATTAAAGCAACATCAGCTTCAAGTGATGCCGGTAGATCAGAAGCAGTATCTTTACTACTAATTGATGAGGCAGCCTTTATTGAAAATATTGGTGAAATATGGGCATCAGCACAACAAACACTAGCAACTGGGGGTGGTTGTATAGCATTATCTACACCTTATGGTACAGGTAATTGGTTTCACCAAACATGGTCAAGAGCAGAAGCAGCAGAAAATGACTTTTTACCTATCAAATTACCTTGGTATGTACACCCAGATAGAGATGAAGCATGGAGAAAAAGACAAGATGAATTATTAGGTGATCCTAGAATGGCAGCACAAGAATGTGATTGTGATTTTAGCACCTCTGGTGATATTGTATTTTATCCTGAATATATAGAATACTATGAAAAATCATTTGTTAAAGACCCCTTAGAAAGAAGAGGTAATGATCAAAATTTATGGGTTTGGGAACAAGCAGATTATTCAAGAAATTATATGGTAGTAGCTGATGTATCTAGGGGTGATGGTAAAGATTATTCTGCATTTCATGTTATAGATACAGAAACAAATGTACAAGTAGCTGAATATAAAGGACAAATTGGAACTAAAGAATATGGACACTTATTAGTAGGTATAGCTACAGAATATAATGAAGCAATGTTAGTAATAGAAAATGCTAATATTGGGTGGGCAACTATACAAGTTGTTATTGATAGACAATATCAGAACCTCTACTATTCACAAAAGGGTGGAGAAGCCAATGTTAATTCGTATTTTGATAAATATCAAGATCATTCAAAAATGGTTCCTGGATTTACTATGTCATCAAGAACGAGACCTATGGTAATTGGTAAATTTCAAGAATACATAGGTGATAAAGGAGTAACAATACAATCTAAAAGATTAGTAGAAGAAATGAAAACATTTATATGGCGTAATGGAAGACCAGAAGCTCAATCAGGATACAATGATGATTTAGTTATGGCTTTTAGTATTGCTATGTACATTAGAGATACAGCATTAAAATTTAAACAAAGAGGAATAGACTTAACCAGACAATCCTTAAATAATATGCAAGTTAATAGAACAGCATATCAAGGGAGTTATGGTAATAACCAACAAATGAAAAATCCTTATCAAATTGATACAAATAAGGGTAAAGAAAACATTGATTGGTTATTATAGTAATATTTATAACAATAATTAATATATAGAAATGGCAAATACAAGCATATTTTCAAGATTACAAAGATTATTTTCAACTGACGTTGTTATCAGGAACGTTGGTGGTAATCAAATTAAAACAATAGATTCAGGTCATATACAATCAAGTGGCGAATATGAAACTAATGCTTTAGTTGACCGATTTAATCGAGTATACTCAACAGCTCCTTCATCTTTATATGGAGCCCAATTTAACTTAAATTATAATTATTTAAGACCCCAACTATATTCAGAATATGATATAATGGATCAGGATGCTATTATTGCCTCTGCTTTAGATATATTAGCTGATGAATCTACCCTTAAAAATGATATGGGTGAAGTACTTCAAATTAGAAGTTCAAATGAAGATATACAAAAAATTCTTTATAATTTATTTTATGATGTATTAAATATTGAATTTAATGCTTGGATGTGGATTAGACAAATGTGTAAGTATGGTGATTTTTTCCTAAAAATGGAAATATCAGAAAAATTTGGTGTTTATAATGTAATACCTTATACTGCTTATCACATTGAAAGAATGGAAGGTCAAAATCCTGAAAACCCATCAGAAGTAAAATTTAGATGGAATCCTGATGGATTCGCAGGTGGTTCTTATGGTTACTATAATGTACCTAATCAAAATGTAAATGATGATAGAGGTGGTATTGTGTTTGATAATTACGAAATGGCACATTTTAGATTTGTAGCTGATGTTAATTATCTTCCTTATGGTAGAGCATATATTGAACCAGCTAGAAAATTATTTAAACAATATACATTAATGGAAGACGCGATGTTAATTCATAGAATTGCTCGTGCTCCAGAAAAAAGAGTATTTTATGTAAACGTTGGAGCTATTCCACCTAATGAAGTAGAAGCATTTATGCAGAAAACTATTTCAAGTATGAAACGTACTCCTATGATGGATGAAAAAACAGGTGAATATAACTTGAAATATAACATGCAAAATATGTTAGAAGATTTCTATATTCCTGTTCGTGGAAATGATAACGCAACAAAAATAGATACTACTCCAGGATTATCATATGATGGTATTCAAGATGTAGAATATCTAAGAGATAAATTATTTGCTGCTCTTAAAATACCTAAAGCATTCTTAGGATATGATGAAAACACAGAAGGTAAAGCTACATTAGCAGCTGAAGATATTAGATTTGCTCGTACAATTGATAGAATACAAAGAATTATACTATCAGAATTTAATAAAATAGCATTAGTACACTTATATACTCAAGGCTATACAGATGAGACATTGACAAACTTTGAATTATCAATGACTACTCCATCTATTATATATGACCAAGAAAAAATTGAATTATTAAAAGCTAAAACAGAATTAGCAGGTTCATTATTAGAACAAGGTTTAGTTCCATCTGATTGGATTTATCATAATGTATTCCACTTTAGTGAAGATCAATATGATGAATATAGAGATTTAGCTCGAGAAGATGCTAAACGTCAATTTAGATTAGATCAAATAAAAGCAGAAGGTAATGACCCAGTTGCAACTGGTAAATCATATGGTACACCTCATGATTTAGCTTCATTATATGGTATGGGTAGAACACAATCAGACCCAGCAAATGTACCTGATGGATATGCTAAAGATGATCCTAAAAAAGGAAGACCAATTGATTCAATGACTACAAGAGGTAAACAAGAAAATAATTTTGGTAAAGATCCATTAGGCGTAAAACGTATGAAAGATACAGATAAAAATGATGGTGATGGAAGACCAAGTTTAAGTGAATCAGAAAGTGCCCATGTAACTTATTTAAAAAACAAGGACATTTTTAGATCTCTTAACAAGAAAAAATTAATATTTGAGGAAGATGAAAACACATCGTCACTACTTGATGAATCTCAACTAAAAAGCTAATATTTATAAATAAATATATTTTTGATGAAAATAAAACATTCAAAATTTAAAAATACTGGTATATTATTCGAATTGCTAGTAAGACAGATTACCGCGGATACTTTAAAAGGGGGAGATTCTCCTGCAATTGATATACTTAAAGAATATTTTGTAAAAACAGAACTGGGACGTGAGTATAAATTGTATGAATCCATATTGAAATCAAAGGTAATATCAGAAGGAAAAGCTAATTCTTTAATATCTACTATTTTAGAAAGTTCTAAAAAGTTTAATAGATCTGTACTTAGAAAACAAAAGTACAATCTAATTAATGAAATTAAAAAACATTATAACTTAGAATCCTTTTTTGGGTCTAAAGTAAAAAATTATAAAGAAATAGCTTCTATTTATACTTTAATAGAAAGTTATAACTACAAAGAAGTTACTAATATAGATCAAATTAACAATAATAAAGTTACTATATTAGAATTTTTAACTAAAACTAAAGTAGTTAAAGCACCAAAAGAAAAAGTAGTTCAAGAATTTACATCTTATGATAAAGATTTAAGAACTTTAACTTATAAAATATTATTAGAGAAATTTAATGATAAGTATGATGGGTTAAGTATAGAGCAAAAAGAAATACTAAAAGAATTTATATACTCAGTAGATTCAACACCTTCATTAAGAGAATTTTACAATAATAAAGTAAATACTTTAAAATCAACTTTAGAAACTATATCAGAATCAATAAAAGATACAGCTACTAAAATTAAAATTACAGAAGTAGCTAAATTATTGACTGAATTAAATAAAACTGATAAAGTAGATAATGATAATTTAGTTGATTTGTTACAATATTACGAACTAGTAAAAGAAATACAAGTAGCAAATGGCGTACAAATATAAACTTAGTGAAATGTCCAAAACTGCTTCACCAGAAGCAGCAGCAAAAGAACTTGAACGTAAAGATGGAGAAGGATTCCAAGTAGGTCAAGTTACTTATGCTGCAGATGGTCAATCCAAATCTACTATTACTAATATAGATAGTGAAACAGGTGCTGTTTCTTGGAAAATTACACAATTACCTGGATTTGATAAATTATATGACGAAATGGATCAGTTAGTTGATGTATCTAAAAGAGTTTATGTTAAAACTAAGGATGATGATAAATTTAGAGAAATTTATGATGAAGCTCGTAAATTAAGAAATAAAGTAAGAACACATCTTAGAAACGAATACCCAGACGAGTATAAAAGAATGACTAGGATTGGTGAAGCTTATAGTGGTTTTATAAGAAACCCAGAAGACCCAGATTACAAAAAATTTGAACCAACTTCTCAAAGAATAAAGGGAAAAGTAGATCAATTTAAAGAAGATTTAAGAACATTATTTGGTAAATTTAAAGGTGATTTAAATAATCCTGATTTTATAAGAGGAGTAGCTGAAATAATGGTTAGTTGGAAATCACTTTTAAGAAGTCAAATGTCTGAAACTGATGTAGATGAAGCGTCAATGTCAGGTGCAGCTGGTGCTTATAATACACCATATGCTTTTGTAAGAAAAAAATTAAAAAAAGGTAAAAAGAAAAAAGGAGTTAAAATGAATAAACCTTCAGGTTTAGTCAATTATATGGATTATTCTGTTAATGAAGGTAATGAAGAAGCTATTACTTATTTTCAACAAGCAATAAAGTTAAGTCATACTAATAAAGTAAGAAACCTTATATTAAAAGCTGCTAAAGAATTAGGGTTAGAAATCCCTAAAGTATGGACAGAAACTGTAAATGAAAATAACAAAAACCCAGGAGCAACATTAGGCCCAGGCCCTAAAGCAAGTGAAAATGGGGTAGCAGATAATGCATATGTAAAACAATTTAAATATAAACTAGTTAAGAAAAATAAAGACGGTACTTATGTACAGCCTCCATCAACTTTACCAGTTCGTAAACTTTGGGGAGAATAATAATATTTATAACATGAAGGATAGACTAGTTAAAGAAGAAGAAGCTAAATTAGAAAAATTCCAACAAAGCCGTATTGATGCTTTTGGGGAAATTGAAGATGAATTAAAATCTCTAATTAAACCCTTAAGACAGGCAAAAATAGATACGGTTAAATATTATAGACAAGATGAACCTAAAAGTTATTCTGTCGTTTATGGAACAGATTTAATTAAAGATTATATTAAAGATATTAAAACATTATTAGAAAAATAAAAACAATGAAAAAAACAGCTGAACAACTACACAAGGAGTTAACAGATAAGTTAATTACAGAAAATTATGTTGATTTAAAACCAATCAACAAAATCGAGGCAACCCCTAAAGAAGGATGGGAAGCTAAATATTTTAATTACATTAATGAAGCAGGTGAAAAATCACTTAATCCTATCGTTAACGATGATATGAAAGCTAATACCCTAAAATCAGAAGAAAAGGTATCTGCAGATCCTAATTATAAGTTTTCTATGGATAATAAATTGGCGGGTTCATATAAAGTCTCTGATGGTGTAGAAAATATCGCTTCACATAATTACGACTATTCTCCAAAAGTAGATAACATTAACAATGTTAATGCTCAAGAAATGATGAATGGTGTATACTGTGAAATAAAAAATAATCCAAAACTAACATTAGAAGAAGCTCAAGCTAAAGTAATTAAAAATTTAGCTAAAGATCAAATGTATTATGTAAAAGAAGGACAATTTGGTGTTGCAGGATTAGGATACCAAGAAGAATCAGCTGGTTTACCTGCAATTGATAATCAAATGGAAGTAGTTAAAGAATCAACTACATCAAAAATTAAAAATATACTTAAAGAACACTTTATGGGTGTTAGTAATGGTAACAAAAGTAGCTTTGCTTCAATATCAGGTGAAGTTATTAATAAAATGTTAGCTGAAGAAGGATTAGTTGAAACTCCAAATTCATTAGATAATTTTGTAAATGAATTAAATAAAGAAGATGATCTTCCAATGAGTGAAGATAAATTTGATGAAGCAAGAGAAAAAGCTATAGAATCATCTCAAGAAAAAGCAGGTATGGCTGAAGAAGCAAGACCAGATTATCCAGATATCGATGGAGATGGTGATAGAAAAGAGCCAATGGCTAAAGCAGCTAAAGATAAAGAAAAGAAAAAGAAAGTAAAAAAAGAATCAATCGATACTAAATTAGCTGAAATAGGTAAAGAAGCTGAAGCAGTAAAATTAGAGGCACAGTTAGATTTCTTACATGATCATATTGCTGAAAAAGTAGATAGAGTAAATTCAATTAATGAAGATGAAAATCTTAAAGAATTAATTGATAAAGCTAAGATGAAGCAAATGCAGAAAGAAATTAAAGAACTAGAAAAGAAAAAATCTAAAATGGAAAAGATTTACGAAAAATCTTGTGGTAAAAAATATGCTAAAAAAGAAATGGTAGACGAAACTGAAGAAGTAGAGGAATCATTTGATAGTGTAGTAGATGATATCATGGATCAAGGTAAATCAAGAGAAGATGCTGAAAAAATTGCAGGTGCAATTAACGCTAAATACGTAGGCAACTACAAAGATTAATCAAGTTATTATATGAAGACATTACTAATAGAAACTCACGAGTTTAAGGCCTCACCCCAACAGCTAACTGAAAATGTATCTGAAAATGGTAATTTATTAGTTGAGGGTGTTTTAGCAACTGCTGAAGTTAAAAACGGTAATGGTCGTTACTACTCTAAAGATTTATGGGAAAGAGAAATGAATAAATATGCTGAACTTGTTGAACAAAGACGTTCAATGGGAGAACTAGATCACCCTGAATCATCAGTAGTAAATTTAAAAAATGTATCTCACCTAATATCTGATTTTTGGTGGGATGGAGATAACGTAATGGGTAAAATAGAAATTTTACCTACTCCCTCAGGAAATATACTTAAAGAACTAATAGGACATGGTGTTACAGTAGGTGTATCATCAAGAGGAATGGGTTCATTACAAGATAGAGGTGGTGTAATGGAAGTACAAGATGACTTTGAATTACTATGTTGGGATTTTGTTTCAACACCATCAAACCCAGGTTCTTATATGCATACTATTAAAGAAGGTAAAGAAATGGTTAATTATGATTATACAAAAGTTAACCAAATTGTTACTGAGATCCTTTGCTCAAAAGGCTCTTGTCCTGTAATGTAATTTTAAGATATTTTCATATACGTATAACCGTAATACATCATGATTATCTTTATATGATGTTAGACTATTAATAATTTTCTATTACGTCTCATGAATAGACGTATTTCACAAACTAAATTTTGGGATTATGGCAACAAACAGAGATTTGCTAAAAGAGGCAATTGCCGATGCGAAGTCCGTAAGGGAAACAGCAATCGCAAACGCCAAACTTGCTCTTGAAGAAGCTTTCACTCCACATCTAAAATCTATGCTAGCTGCAAAGTTAGAAGAAATGGACAAAGATGATGAAGTAAAAGAAGAAAAAGAAGACAAAGTTGAAGAAATGGATGCTTCTAGTTTCGAAAGAAAGAACTCTCCAGCCGGTGACTCTTTAAAAGATCTTGCGCCGAAAAAAGTAGGTCAATCTACAGTGCAAGAAGAAAAAGAGGAAGTGGATGAAGAAATCGATCTTGATGAACTATTAGCTGAACTTGAAGATTCTAAAGATTTATCTGAGGACGCTAGAACTGACGCAGAAGAAGAAGGCTACAAAGATGGCATGAAAGACGAGAAAGAAGATCTTGAAGAAGATGCTCGTACTGACGCAGAAGAAGAAGGGTACAAAGATGGAATGAAGGACGAAAAAGAAGACATGGAAGACGAGGAAATTGATCTCGAAGATATGTCAGAAGACGACCTTAAAGGATTTATCGAGGATGTCATTAAAGACATGGTCGCTGACGGCGAAATTGAGCCAGGTGACGAATTCGTAGAAGACGAAGTTGAAGTTGAAGACGTTGAAGACATTGATGTTGTAGACGACTTAAGCGTAGATGTAGAAATCGACGAAGCCAAAAAAGAAGAAATGGATGAAAGTGAAAAAGTTGATGAAGCAAAAGACGAGATCGATGAAGCATCTCGTGTAAAAGGTGAAAAAGGTGTCGGAAACGAGGATGGAGACAAAGATGACTCTAAAATCGAAAAAGAAACTGAAAAAATGAGATTCAAAGAAGCAATGGATGAAATTCAAGCGCTTAAAGTTGAATTGAATGAAGTTAACCTTTTAAATGCTAAGTTACTTTACACTAACAAAATTTTCAAGGCAAAAAACTTAACTGAAAGTAAAAAAGTTAAGGTATTAAAAGCGTTTGACAAAGCGAAGGATGTACAAGCAGCGAAAACAATTTTTGAAACATTATCAGAAGGTTTACTAGATAAATCTCCAGTAAATGAATCAAGAAACTTAGGATCTGCATCGAAAGCTAGTGGTTTAGAACCAAAAGCGACGTCAACAAAACAACCAATCATTGAGTCAAATGACGTTTACAACCGTATGCGTAAGCTAGCGGGATTAATTTAAAAATTATTATTAACAATTTAAACTATTTATTATGAGCTTAAATACTCTTTTAGAAAGCGCTAACCCATATCAGTCTCTACAGTCTGATGCAGCTAAATTAGCTGGTAAATGGGAAAAAACAGGTCTTTTAGAAGGTTTAAATGGTGCCCACAAAAACAACATGGGAATCATTTTAGAAAACCAAGCTAAACAACTTGTAGTAGAATCTTCTCAAACAGGAGGAGGTACTGCGTCTTCAGGTACATTCTCAAGCCAAACTGCTGTTAACATCGGTGGTCAATGGGCTGGAGTTGCTTTACCATTAGTAAGAAAAGTATTTGGTCAAATCGCAGCAAAAGAATTTGTTAGCGTTCAGCCAATGAACTTACCTTCTGGTCTAGTATTTTACCTAGATTTCCAATACGGAAATGACAAAACTCCATTCGCTGCCGGTGATTCATTATACGGTAACGAAGGTGGAAATGCACCATTCGGAAACACTAACGAAGGTGGTCTTTATGGAGCAGGTAGATTTGGATATTCTATTCAAAATACTTCTTCACAAGTAAACGTTGCTGCAGTAGCAACAGCTAAATGGTCTGACTTTAACTATGATTCTGATTACTCAGCATCATTCGGAGACTATAAGAAATTCTCATTCGCTAAATCAGGTTTAGGAATGGCTGATTTCGAAGGTGTTAAAGGATTCCAATTATACTCAGGTTCAGCTGCATCAAGAATTCCTTCTTTACTAGTTAAAACAGGATCTGCAGGTAAACAAGTATCAGCATTTACTTCAGTAGATGATACTAATGTACATTTCCTTGCACTAGCCGCTGATTGGGCTGGAGCTACAGGTAATGCTGCAACTGCACAATCAATTGTATTCCAAGTACAACCTACTGATCAATACAGAGGTGACTTTGAAGCTGGAAACAGCGTACCAAACACTTGGAATGATTCAGGTTCAAACGGAAACAGCGGATGCTGTCCTCCACAAGTTATTCCAGAAATCAACATTCAGATGAAATCATCTGCAATCGTTGCTAAAACTAGAAAACTTAAAGCAGTTTGGACTCCAGAATTCGCACAGGATTTAAATGCATACCATGCATTAGATGCTGAAGCAGAATTAACTTCTATCCTTAGTGAGTATATCTCATTAGAAATTGACCTAGAAATTCTTTCTATGTTGATCGAAGGAGCAGGAGCTGGAACTGAAAACTGGTCAGCAGTTAACAATACTGCAATTTCAACAGCTGCTAACGGTAATGCTGTTGTTACTGACTTAGGATTCTATAACTCACAAGGACAATGGTTCCAAACTTTAGGAACTAAAATCCAAAAGTTGAGTAATATCATTCACCAGAAAACTCTTAGAGGTGGTGCTAACTTCTTAGTATGTTCTCCAACTGTAGGTACAATTTTGGAAAGTATTCCAGGATTTGCTGCTGATTCAGATGGCGATGCTGCTAAAGCTAGCTACGCATTTGGTGTACAAAAAGTAGGTTCAATTAATGGACGTTACAAAGTATACAAAAACCCTTACATGACTGAAAACAAAATCTTATTAGGATTTAGAGGTTCTCAGTTCCTTGAAAGTGGTGCTGTATTTGCTCCGTACATTCCGTTAATCATGACTCCACTAGTATACGATCCAAATACTTTCACACCAAGAAAAGGATTGTTAACTAGATATGCTAAGAAAATGGTAAGACCAGAATTTTATGGTACTATCAACATCTCAGGATTAAACACTCTATAATCAGAGATAACTCTTAGTTAGTAAGAATTAGCCCGAACTCACGTTCGGGCTTTTTTTTTCAATATTTATAATAAAATACTCAACTATGAATGTACCAATTTATGATGGTTGTCCAATTTGGAACGAAAAATCCGTACCATTTGGATTCTATAATACCGATACTACATTTCAAATCGATGCTATAAAAGTCACAAAATTTTGTGCTTCAAGGTTAGGTTATCCTTTAGTAGATGTTGAACTACAATCAAGTTCATTTTTTACGGCATTTGAAGAAGCAGTAACTACATATGGAAATGAATTATATGCATATAAAATACGTGATAATCAATTATCACTTGAAGGAATTACAACAGGGTCATCTTTAAACCAGGCATTAATAACACCAAGTTTTGAACCAATTGTTAGATTAACTGAACAATATGGTGAAGAAGCAGGTAGTGGAGGAAATGTACCGTATTACTCAGGCTCATTCCAATTAACTTCTAGTATTCAAGATTATGATTTCCAAACTTTTATGACAGGAAGTGGATTAACAGGGTCTGAATACGAAAATGGTATAGAAGTAAAAAAAGTATATTATGAACCAAAATTCCCAGCATCAGCAAGATATTTAGATCCTTATAATGGATTTGGATTTGGAGGTGCTGTAGCAGCAGGTATTGTTGGATTTGGAGGATTTGGTCAAGGAATGGGATATTTAATGGCTCCATTAAATTATGATTTACAAGTAATACAACAAATAGAAATGAATGAAATGGTTAGAATGTCTAACTATTCATTTAGAGTACAAGATGATAAATTAAGAATATTCCCTATACCTAATTTTGATGGGACATTCCATTCAGGTTCATCTTTACTATTAAATAATGCTTTATCAGCATCCAATCCACCATCAATAACATTTGCAAGTGATTTAACTTCATCTTTAATTGATATAACTGGAGGAACTGGTGAAGGTAAAGATGCACAAGGTGTTATTATAGGAAGTCAAGGAACAAATACTACATATGAATTTAAAGTAAAATCATCAGGTAGTGGATACACAGCTGGTGATGTAATTACAATATCAGCAGCTACTATAGATGGTTCTAGTAATGATATTAGTAATGCATCTGGAGATTTAGTATTTACTTTAAGAGAACAAGACATAACAGCTATTTGTGGTGGAGGAACTTTATGGTTTGATTACATTTTAAGAGATGAAAGAATAAATAGTTCAGTTAAACAAACTCCAACTAAAGTTACAAATGTATCAAATGCACCATTTGAAAATCCTACATATGAATTTATTAATTCAGTAGGTAGACAATGGATATTCGAATACACACTAGCTTTAGCAAAAGAAATGTTAGGGTATGTAAGAGGAAAATATAGTAGTATTCCAATACCAAATGCTGAAGTTAATTTAAATCAAGGTGATTTAATATCAGCAGCAACAACAGAAAAAGCAGCATTAATAGAAAGATTAAGAACATATCTTGATGAAACATCAAGACAAGCATTATTAAATAGAAGAGCATCTGAGGCTGAATCTAAGATGATTGAGTTACAACAAGTGCCTTACACAATTTATATAGCATAATATGGCAATGTTTACAAGACAAAGGGACTGGTCCCTTATGAGGCACTTAAATAGAGAAGTAATGGGTAACATTATAACTCAACAAGCCGCTATCTATCAGTTTCAATTAGAAGAAACAAAAGTTAATATTTACGGTGAAGCAGCTGAAGAAAAATATTATAATGGTCCTTTTCTATTCAATGTTTTAATTAATAGGTCAAATGAAGAATATGGTGAAAATGTAGAAGGTATCCAATTTAACCAACCTATTGAATTTTATTTTTTAAGAGATGATTTAGTAGAAAAAGATATAGTACCTAGAGTAGGTGATATCATATTATATCAAGAAGGATATTATGGAGTACAAAGTACAGTAGCAAACCAATATTGGGGAGGTAAAAATCCTGAATATCCTAATAATGATTCTGATGGAGAACCTAATCCACTTAATCCTGGATTAGAAGAATTTGGTAATAACATATCAATTCTAGTTTCAACTTATTATATACCTGCTGATAAAGTAGCTATTTCACCATATCAAGAAAGATTCTAATGGCAAAACCAAGAAAACCCATACCAAAATCACAATTAACCTTAAGCACAAATAAACATACGGCTTTTAGGGGTAGAGAAGAACAAGGGATACAAACTAATCCTAATAATGATATTATCCCTAATAATCCAAATTACTCAGAAACTGGTATCCAACATAATAGATCGGATCAAATGAGTTTTAGAGATGATGATACTAAACAATTTTCTGTAGGTGTTAAAGATATTGATGAAGCAGTATTTTATTATTTTGAAAATAAAATTAAACCTTTTGTTTATCAAAATGGAGCTAGAAGAGAAGTACCTATAATATATGGTGCTCCTGAAAGATGGAAATCATTTCAACGTGATGGATATTATAGAGATAAAAAAGGTGCAATTATGTTACCTATTATCGTATTAAAAAGAGATAAAATAACAAAAGATAGAACAGTTGCAAATAAATTAGATGCAAATCAACCAAATTTAACTGGGGTATTTTCTAAACAATTTAGTGCTAAAAACTTTTATGGTAATTTTGCAGCTCTAAATAATAGAATACCAGTAGACACATTTCATGTAGTAGCACAACCAGATTATGTTACTATGGACTATAGTTGTTTAATACAAACTTATTATATGGAACAACTAAATAAAATTATTGAAGCATGCGAGTATGCATCAGATGCGTATTGGGGCAATCCTGAAAGATTTATGTTTAGATCATTTATAGATAGTTTTTCTACAGCCACAGAATTAACAATTAATAAAGATAGGTTGGTTACTGGAACTTTTAATATTAGATTACGTGGATATTTAATCCCTGATACTATACAAAAAGATTTAGCATCAACTAAAAAATATAATTCAAAAGCAAAAGTTACAATTAACATGGAAACTGTAAGTGATGTAGAAGGAGCAGGAATACAAACTTCAAACCCTACTACAGACCATAGAAGTAGAAGTTAATCTTAACAAATAATAACATATTTATAATAAATTAAAAACCAAAAATTATGGCGAGTAAAAAGTTATCAGAAAGTGAGTTGCAAATTTTAGAAGAATTCCAAACTAGAAACAATGATATTGTAGTACAGACAGGAGCAACTGAATTAAGAATTGATGTCCTAGAGAGACAAAAGGAACAACTTTTAGAAAAGTTTCAAAAATTAACAAAAGACCAAGCTAAATTTGGTAAGGAGTTACAAGAAAAGTATGGTGATGGTAATATAGACTTAGAAAAAGGAGAATTTACCACAGCAGAATAAATTTTTGAGATATTTTCTAATATTTATAATAAAACAATATTAAATATAATATAAGACAATGGCAGAAACATTAATATCTCCAGGTGTATTAGCAAGAGAAAATGATCAATCCTTCATTGGAGCACCACCAATTTCATTTGGTGCTGCAATAATTGGACCAGCAGTTCAAGGTCCAGTTGGAATTCCAACGGCAGTATCTTCATTCTCGCAATACGAAGCTATATTCGGAGGGTCAATTGAAAGTGGCTCACGATCATACTCATACCTAAACTCAGCAGCAGCATCTAATTACTTCCAACAAGGTGGTGAATCATTACTAGTCGTAAGAGTAGTTAGTGGATCAGCAGGATGGTCAGAAGCTTCATCTTCAATTGATAATATAGCTACTACCCCAGCAGGAGTACTGAGAACTGACATTAATATGTCTGCTTCTATTTCAGCAAATACTCTTGCAAGTCAAGTTGCAGGAACACATGCTTTAGGTACAGTTACTGGTGGAGCAGGAAATTCAGCAGCAGGAACATATACAGTAACTGCAGATGGAGTTGTTACTTCAGTTAATTTTACAGCAGGACAAGCTTATGTAGCTGGTAACGCATTAACCGTTCAAGGAAGTCAAGGAGGAGGAAGTGGAACATTTGTAATTACTCTTAAAGCTTCAGATTTAGAAAGTGAAGTAGCATTTAAATTATCTACAATATCAGAAGGTGCTGTAATGAATAATTACCAAGCAGGACCAGATAGTGCAAATGGTACATTAACAAATGGTACTAGAAATAATGTAAGATGGGAAATTACAGGTGCTAATACAGGATCTGGACAATTTTCATTAGCTATTAGACGTGGTAATGACACAGCTACTCAAAAAGCAGTATTAGAACAATACAATAACTTATCAATGGATCCATTGGCTGCAAATTATGTAGAAAAAGTTATTGGTAATACTTACTACTCAGTAGAACAAGATGGTGTTGATTATTATGTAAAATCAAATGGTGAATATCCAAACAATAGTGCTTATGTTTATGTAAGCGCAGTAAATTCACCTACACCAAATTATTTTGATAATAATGGAGCAGCTAAACCAGCATATTTTACAAGCATTCCAGCTATAGGATCAGGTTCGTTCCAAGGTGGTAGTGGTAATAATATAGCAATGGGGCCTGTGAAATTTAACGAAAATATCACGAATACAAACATTCAAGGATTAATTGCAGCAGAATATACACAATCATTAAACTTATTGTCAAATACCGATGCTTACAACTTTAATGTAATTACAGCTCCAGGACTAATTAACTCATTATCAGATCACTCACCAGTAGTATCTCAGATGGTAGCATTAGCTCAATCAAGAACTGACTGTATTGCAGTAGTTGATTTAGTACCTTATAACAGTACAGTAAATACTGTAGTAACTCAAGCATCAGCATTTGATAGTTCATATGCAGCAACATATTGGCCTTGGCTACAATCAATTGACGCAAACGCTCAGTATGTTTGGTCGCCAGCTTCTGTGTTTATACCGGGAGTATACGCATTTACAGATGCTTCTTCAGACCCATGGTTCGCACCAGCAGGTCTAATTAGAGGTGCGCTAGGTAACGTAGTTAAAGCAGAAAGAAAATTAACATCAGGTAACAGAGATAACCTATATGAAGCAAATGTTAACCCAATTGCAACATTCCCAGGAAGTGGAGTTGTAGTATTTGGACAGAAAACATTACAGAAAAGAGCAAGTGCTTTAGATAGAGTAAATGTACGTAGATTATTAATAGCATTAAAATCATACATTGTACAAGTATCAGATAACTTAGTATTTGAACAAAATACAA